TCGGCCTTCGTGGCCCAGTTTCCGGCCTTCTCCTCGCTTCCCCAATCGACCGTGGAGAACGCCTGGGCGGAAGCGTTGGCGACGGTCACGAGCCAGATCACCACGCTCACCGGCGATCCGGCCACGGACGCCATGAACGCGATCCGGCTCAATTATGCGACGGCGCACCTGCTGGCTTTGTTTGCTGGCGAGAACGGCAACGCACCTACCGGCATCGTTGGTCGCGTGGACGACGCAACCCAAGGCAGCGTGCATGTACACGCCGATATGGGCGTCACCAGCCAGTCTAGCGCGTGGTGGATGCAAACGAGTTATGGGGCGCGGTTCTGGCAGCTTACCGAGCCGCTGCGGCGCTTCCAGTACGTCGCCTACCAGCGGCCCAATCCCGGAGTTATCCCGTGGCGCACAAGATAACGTTCAAGGGAGGCCACAAGCTCCGGGCCAAGCTCAAGGAGATTGAGCGGCGCACAGGGTCTGCGAAATCCGTCAGCGTGGGCTTCATGTCCGGACCGAAGTACCCAGACGGAACCCCCGTAGCCATGGTGGCAGCAATTCACAACTACGGCGCTCCGGCAAAAGGCATCCCCGCACGGCCATTCTTCAGCAACATGGTGGCCGAGAAGTCGCCATCGTGGGGAGGCATCCTCGGCAAGCTGCTGGACCAGACCGGATTCCGCGCGCGGCAGTCCCTCGGCCTCATGGGTGAAGGCATTGCCGCGGACCTGCGCGAGTCCATCATCCACGGCGAATGGGTCAAGAACGCAGAGTCCACCAAGGCAGCCAAGGGCTTCGACGCCGCCTTGATCGACACCGGCCACATGCTCAACAGCGTCTCCTATCGGGTCGATGACGGCGAGGAGCAGCAATGAACCTCAACGCCCTCGCTTCCGGCATCGTTTCGGCAGTCAACCCCCAGGTCAGCATCAGCGTGCAGACCAGCACGGGATACACCATCAACCCGGACGGGACGCAGGAGCCTACCTACGCCACGAGCACCACGACCGGCCAGATGCAGCCCTTGAGCGCCCAAGACCTCAAGAAGCTAGAAGGCCTGAACATCCAGAATGTCACCGCCAAGGTTTTTCTGAATGGCGACTTTGAGGGCGTGTTCCGGGCGCTTGGCAAGGGCGGCGACCTGCTGACCATCAACGGCCAGACCTATTTGGTTACTGCTGTCTTGGAGCGCTGGCCAGACTGGACGCTGGTTGGCGTCACCATGCAGCAATAAGGAGCGATCATGACAGGGGTTTTCAATCCGCTTGGCCCAGGGCCAATACCGGCGGGCACCAACAATAGGCGAAAATCCTATGGCCGACGTGCTCCCCAGCGTCACCGAGATTGACATCTTCACGGTGTTGCGGGCCTTCCTGCTCACCGTGGTCGGCTGTCCGGTGGTCCGAGCGCAGACCAACCGCGTGCCCATGCCCACAGGCGACTTCATCGCACTCACGCCCAAGTCTGCTGTGCCGCTGGAAACCAATACGGACACCTACACGGCCACGACCAAGACGGTAGAGCGCCGGACGCAGTACACCATCCAGATCGACTGCTACGGAAAGCTCGCCAGCGACCGCGCCCAGACCATCGCCACGCTGCTACGCGACAGCTATGCGGCGGACCAGTTTGCGGCCTCTGGCTTTGACGTGACCCCGCTTTACGCGGGAGACGCGCATCAGATGCCCCTGATAGACGGCGAGGAGCAATACGAGGAGCGCTGGACGTTTGATGCCGTGCTGCAAGTGAACCCGCTCATCACGCTGCCCGAAGAAACCGCCAACACCCTGACCGTAGGGCTCATCCCCGCGGACGTGGAATATCCCGCTTAACCCCTAACCCCGGATCGTCCGGCTATGGAGCAATACCGTGACCATACCTGCTAATCAAATCGTCCAAGTCAACCCTGGGGTCATATCCGCAGGGGGTGCCGGCCTGAATCTGAACGGCCTGTTTATTTCCGAGAACCAGGCGCTGCCCATTGGGGCGGTCGTCCCGTTCGCCAATGCCGCGGCGGTGAGCAGCTTCTTCGGAGCTTCCGCTCCCGAGTCGCTGATGGCGCAGACCTACTTCCAGGGGCGCAACAACGCGACCCTGATGCCGTCAACGATCCTGTTCACCAACTTCAATGCCTCAGCCGTTGGCGCGTGGCTGCGCGGCGGATCCATGGCCGGAACCAGCCTGGCGCAGTTGCAGGCGCTATCCGGCACGCTGACGATAACCGTCAACGGCACCGCCAATACGTCCTCCAGCATCAGCCTCAGCAGCGCCACCAGTTTTTCGGATGCGGCATCTATCATCGAGGCAGCCTTTACCTCGCCTCCTTTCTCGGTCGCGTGGGACAGTCAGCGCCAGGCGTTCCTGTTCACTACCACTGCCACCGGCTCCAGCGAGACGATCACATACGCTTCCGGCACGCTTGCCCCCGGCCTCTTGCTCGAGCAATCCAATGGCGCGGTATTGAGCCAGGGAGCCAACGCGCAGACCCCGGCTGGACTGATGAATCAGGTCATCACGCAGACGCTCAACTGGGGCAGCTTCACTACCGTCTACGACGACACCGAAGCCAACAAGCAGGCATACGCGGAGTGGAATAACGGCCAGAATAACCGCTTTGCCTTCGTCTGCTGGACAACCGACGCCGCCGCCAAGATCACGCCGGACACGACTACGGCTCTTTCGCAGATCATCGCCAACGGCTACTCCGGCACGGTGGGCGTGTTCTGTGATCCGGTGCTGGACCCCAACGGTTTGGCTGCTGCTGGCGTCCTCGGCTTCCTCGCCTCCTTGGACTTCAGCCGCACCAATGGCCGCGCAACGCTCGCGTTCAAGTACACCTCTGGCATCCCGGCCAGCGTCACCAACGCCACGGACGCGGAGAACCTAAAGAGCAACGGCTACAACTTCGTCGGCAGTTACGCGACGGCCAACCAGGGCTTCACGTTCTACTATCCTGGCTCTATCACGGGCGAGTTCAAGTGGCTGGACACCTACGCCGATCAGCTCTACCTCAACAGCCAGTTGCAGTTGGCACTCATGGAGCTGCTGACCAACGTCAACTCCATCCCCTACAACGCCCAGGGCTACAGCCTGATCCATGCCGCCTGCATGGACCCCATCAACCAGATGCTGAACTTCGGCGGCATCCAGCCGGGCGTCACGCTGTCCTCTGCACAGATCGCCGAGGTCAACAACGCGGCAGGGGCCAAGATCGATACCGTCCTGAGCACGCGCGGCTGGTATCTCCAGATCCAGAACGCGACCGCCCAAGTGCGCGGGCAACGCGGCTCCCCCCCAATGACCCTCTGGTACATGGACGGCGGCTCAGTCCAGTCCGTGGTTCTCGCTTCCATCGTTGTGCAATAAGGAGCCTCATCCATGGCCACACTGACAACTGCGAACAGCGCGCTCTCGCTGGCAGTCGCTAAACTGTTCCCTGCCCCGGTCCCGATCCAAGGCTACGCCGCCGACGACGCTTTCATGGTCGGGGATGTGGAATCCGCCGAGACCTACATGGGTGTGGACGGCATCCTTTCCGCTGGCTTTACCCCGTACCCGGTAGAACTCGACATCACGTTGCAGGCCGATAGCGCCAGTAACGCATTCTTTGATGCCTGGATTGCCGCCGAGTTTCAGGCGCGGGAGAAGTACATCGCGTCCGGGACCATTCTGATACAGGGCACGGGCGCCTTGTATCAGTTCACGCGCGGCTTCCTCAAGTCTCCATCCCTGATGCCCGAGGCTAAGAAGGTGCTGCAGCCCCGGAAGTTCAAGATCGTCTTCAACTCTGTCTCCCTGGCGCCCGTATGAGAAAGACCCGCGTAGTCACCATCGAGGCCGAGGGGCGCGATCACGGCAAGATGTTCCAGATTACCGAAATGAGCGCCGCCCAGGCCGAACGCTGGGCGCTGCGGGCCTTCTTCGCGCTCATGAATACGGGCGTGGAGATCCCGCCAGACATCGCGGATCTTGGCATGGCCGGCATCGCTTCCATGGGCCTGCAAGCGCTCGGCAAGCTGCCCTACGAGGCGGCAGAACCGTTGCTAGAGGATATGTGGGCGTGCGTGCAGATCATCCCCGACCCCAACAAAAAGACCATCGCCCGGTTCGTGATGGACGAGGACAT